GTTCCTTCGATATGGTCGGGCAGTCCCTGACCGCAACCGGTCGCGGCATGACGGTGATGACCGCCGGCGTGATCGCGGCCGGTGTTGCTGCCGCCAAGACCGGCATTGATTACGAATCCGCCTTCGCTGGCGTCAGGAAGACGGTCAACGCGACCGAGGCTGAGTTCGGCGTTCTCTCGCAGGGCATCCGCGAGATGGCGCTGGAAGTCCCGGCCTCGGCAACCGCGATCGCTGGCGTTGCAGAAGCCGCCGGCCAGCTGGGCATCGAAACTCCCAACATCCTCGGCTTCACCCGCACGATGGTGGACCTGGGTGTCTCCACCAACATGACCGCCGACCAGGCGGCCACCTCGCTCGCCCGTCTCGCCAACATCACCCAGATGCCGCAGACGGAATTCGGCCGGCTGGGTAGCACCGTGGTCGCCTTGGGCAACAACTTCGCCACAACCGAGGCGGAGATCGTCGAGATGGGCTTGCGGATCGCTGGTGCAGGCCACACGGTCGGCATGACTGAGCCGCAGATTCTCGGCTTCGCAACGGCACTCTCCAGCGTCGGCATTGAGGCGCAGGCCGGCGGTTCGGCGATCAGTCGCGTCATGATCCAGATGGCCTCGGACGTCCAGTCGGGCGGCAAGAATCTGGAGCTCTTCGCCTCGACGGCCGGCATGACTACCGATGAGTTCCGTCGTGCGTTCCAGGAGGATGCCTCTGGCGCGATTATCGCGTTCATTGAGGGCCTGGGCGGCATCCAGTCGGCCGGCGGCGACGTCTTCGGTGTACTGGAAGAACTGGGCCTGTCCGAGATCCGTGTCCGTGACGCGCTGCTGCGTGCCGCTGGCGCTGGTGATCTCTTCCGCAATGCGATCGAACTGGGCAGCGATGCCTGGGTAGAGAACACCGCGCTCACCAACGAAGCCGCACAGCGCTACGCCACAACGGCCAGCCAGCTCACGATCCTCAAGAACCACGTGATCGAGGTCGGCATCGCATTCTCGGCGATGTTGCTACCGGCGCTTCAGCAGGGCGCGGCAGTGCTGTCCGACGTCGCGTCCTTCATCAGCGGCACACTCGTGCCTGCGTTCGGCCGCCTGCCAGAGCCAATGAAGACGTTCACCCTGACGTTGGTAGGGCTCGTCGCGGTCGCAGGGCCAGTGGTGCTGATCTTTGGCGCGCTGGCATCGGCGCTGGCGGCCGTCTCGACGCCGGTGCTGCTTGTCGTCGCGGCTGGCGCTCTCCTCGTCGCTGCGATGGTCGCGATCGAGCAGCATACCGGCGCGCTTTCAACCGGCTGGGCCGCGCTGGTCGATGCGTTCCACACTGGCGTTGACGTCGTGCGCGACGTTGTCGAGTGGTTCCAACAGATTCCCGACACGATCAAGAAGGTCGTTGAGACCATCGCCGTCGGCGGTTCAGCGATCGGCAAGCTGCTACGTGGCGACGTTATCGGCGCATACGACGACGCCAAGAAGGCCGTCAACATCTGGCGCGAAGAGTCGTCGCGCGATATGCAGGCCGTTGCGGGCGCAATGGGCGAGGCAGGAAAGGCCGCGCGGGAATTCGCCTCAGATACGACGGGTTCCTCAGCTGAAATGGCAGCCGCCTACACGGCGTATCGCCAACAGGTCGAAACCGAGTTCGCGGCGGTACAGGAAGCGCGCGCCAAGGACAAGCAGGACTTCCAGGAGTGGCTGGCCAGCCAGAAAGATGGCGTTGAACGGCAGGCTGAGGCGACCGTCGTCTGGAATGCCTCGGACCGCTCCATTCTGCTAAGCAAGGAAAAGTTCTCGGCGGCGATGGAGGATGTGCTGGAACAGGCCAGCGCAGACCTCGGCACCAAGATCACCCAGATGGACCTCGAACGCGGGTTCGTCGAGATCTGGGATCCTGAACTTGGAGCGCGCGTCGTCAATCTGCAGCAGTACGTCGACCTGGTTGGGCAGGTTGCCGAAGGCACGGCCGTCGCAGGCGATAGCGCTGCGGCAGCCGCTAGCGACTTCTCCGACCTCGGCGACGGTCTGCATTACACGCAGTCCGAAGTCGATGAGATGGTCGGCCGGGTTGATGGCCTGACGTCCGGGATCGTCGGCATGGGTGAGAACGCCGTCGGCGCGTTCGATGCGATCGGTCTGGCGGTCGAGACCGGCACGCTCACGGCCGGGCAGGCGATCGACGCCTTTGTTGCCAACGGTAAGGTGTCCTACCGCGAGTTCAGCGCCGCTGGGCAGGCCGAGCTACAGAAGCTCAACGATGCCCTGATTAAGGCGCTGGCCGAAGGCGACTTTGAAGCCGCCGACGCGCTGCGATCCCGCATCGATGCGATCACCGAAATCATGGGGGTCGCAGGCGAGCGGGCGATCCAGTTCGGTACCCAGATGAACCGCGTCGGGGAGGCGTACGCCGCGATCCTCGAACCGGCACAGCAGGCGTCACAGAACCTCTCGGAGTGGGAAGGCCGCGCCAAGCTTGCCGAGCAGGCGGGGAGCATCCTCGATCAGCAACTGGCCGCTGGCACGATCACCCAGGAGCAGTACAACGAGCAGAAGGAGCGCCTGAACTGGCTCTCGGAGCGGTCCAAGGGCGCGGTGCTGGACGAAGGCGACGCGATTGTCGATGCGGGGCTGAAGACCGCAGAGTACACCGAAAAGCTCGATCAGCTCAACAGCCAGTACGAAGACAAAAATTCCACCGAATACCGCATGGCGCTCGCTGCTCTGACGGCGCAGTACGACCCTGCCAGTGCCGCCGGCCTGACGATGACCGAATCCCTCGGGCAGCTTGCCACGGCGATGGATACGACGATCGAGAAGATCGTCAACCTATTGGTGCAGCTCGGGGTTTTCGACGAGACGCAGGCTGAAGCGATCCTGGGGGTTGACACCAGCAATGCTGAGCAGGGCGCAGAGGATGCCACGACTGCCGCTGAGGACTTCGCCGCTGGGGATTACATGGCGGCGTTCGAGGGCGACGACACTCATGCGATCGAGAAGGCGCACAACGCTAGCGATGCGGGTCGGACGTTCGCGGACGGCGACTACACTGCGACCCTGAAGGCGGAGAATGAGCCGGCAGTAACGCCAACTGAATATGCCAGGGGCCGGGCCACTGGATTTGCGGAAGGCGACTATACCGCGACCCTAACGGTCATAAGCGACGATGCTGTCACCCCGACCGAATATGCGAAGGGTCGAGTTGAAGGTTTCGCTGAAGGCGATTACACCGCGACCCTGAAGGCCGACAACGAACCGGCCGTGACTCCGACCGAGTATGCACGGGGCCGCGCCACCGGCTTTGCCGAGGGCGATTACACCGCAACGCTCAACACCGACAACTCCAACGCCATAGCGGGCATTGACGAGGTTGAATCGCGCCTGTCAGGCGTTACTCGCTCGTTCACCATCTACGCTCAGCTGGACTACACGGCCGTCACGGCCGGCCTGATCCACGTCGAGGGCCTGCTGCCGCACTCGCCGGCCAAATGGGGGCCGCTAGCCTTCACTCCCGACTGGTCCTACATCACCGCTGGATTCGCAGCGGACACCCTGCCGGCCGTCGAGAGCGGCGTTGGCGCACTCTCCAACACGTTCCACGGCCAGCGGCGCAATTGGTGGCAGTACGGCCGCGATCTCGGCGAACAGTACGCCGGCGGCATCACCGACTCGACGCCTGAGATCGTGGACGCGGCAACCGACGCCAGCGAGGCGGCGTCTGACGGCGTCGTTACCGGCATTGTCGAGTCGCGGCAGTTCCAGGGCGAATCGTTCCTGCGCGAGCTGAACGAATTCTCGAAGTTCGTGATCGGCATGGTCGCCGACACTGCCGACGAATTTGAGGACGGGCTACTCGACGCCGCTTCTGCTTACATGGACGCCGCCAAGAAGGCGTACGACCTGATGGAGCAGGGGCTAGGGCTGCTGGCGAAGCTCGATGCCAGCAACGCCAACCTGCAGCGCGCCAAGCAGGCTGCCACCGACGTCAAGTTCCTGAGCGAGCACATCGTCATTTCGATCGGCGATTCGGTCGCGCTCATCGACGCGACCCGACCGGAGGGCTTTGTCACCCGCGCCGGCGAGTACGCCGATGCTGCTGAGTCCGGCCTGAAGCTGATGGAACAGGGCGCGGACCTGCTCGCCACGCTCAGCGATCTGACGGCCGATCTGGGCCGCGCGCAGCAGGCCGCGTCCGACATCAAGTTCCTGACCGAACACATCATGTTCTCGATCGGCGACAGCGCGCTCTACATGGATGCCGAGCGCGACGATTCGTTCGTCGCGTCCGCAGAGTCGTACGCCGATTCTTCCACCTCGGGCCTTGACCTGATGGAGCAGGGGGCGGCCGTCCTGTCGGAACTGGCGAACCTGTCCGGCTCGCTCGTTCGGGCGAAGGACGGCGCGACGCAGATCAAGTTCCTCACTGAACACATCATGCTGTCGATCGGCGATAGTGCCGACTACATCACCGCAACTCGTGGCGGCGGTTTCATCGAACGCGCCGGATCCTACGCCGAGACGGCCGTCGCCGGCATGGAACTGATGACGTCGGCCGGGGAGGCGCTGGCATCGCTCGCAAGCCTGGTCGATGCCGACTTCACAGCAGCGACAGAAGCCGCAACCCAGGTCAAGTTCCTGACGGAGCATATCGTCGCCTCGTTGGGCGATTCAGCCATGCTCTTCACGACCGAAGGTCTCGCCCACATTGAGGAGTATCTGACGACCGCGCAGAGCGGCTATCAGCTCATGGGCGATGCGCTGCCGGCGATTCAGGCGCTGCTGACCTTCTCCGGCATGGACGTCACAGACGCCGATCTGCGCTCCGCGTCCGACCGGATAGTCGCGCTGACCGAGTACATCGTCTCGGCGCTCCAGCGGTCGTCCAGCAACTTCCAGACGAACGGTCTGGCGGCCGTCACGGACTACTCCACTGCCGCCACCGATGGACTGGGCGTCATGGGGCAGGCCGGCGATGCGCTCGAAGCCATCCTGCTGTTCGGCACGATCCACACCTCTGGACGCGACCTCGCAGCAACGTCGCAGGCGATGGTCGACTTGATCGAGCTGGTCATTCGGCAGTTGGAACTCGTCGCTGTCACCTGGGATACGAAGGGCCTCGATGCCGTCTCGGCGTTCTCCACCAGCGCCAACGATGGCCTGTCCGTCATGAAGGCGACTGGTGAGGCGCTCGCAGCAATTCTCATGTTCGGCGATATGGAGCCGACGACCCGCGAGAACCTGCGGCAACTCGCCTGGGAAATGACCGGCGTCACCGACTACATCCTCGACATGATCCGGCAGATCGCCACGAAGTACGACGCCGACGCGCTGGCCTATCTGCAGACGTTCTCCGATGTCGCCAGCGACATGCTCGGCATCGTCAAGGGCAGCGCCGACGCCTTCAAGGCGATGGTCGATCACGCCAGGGTCACGCAGAAGCACGCAGACGATTTCCTCGCCTCGTGGGAGATCGTCATCCAGCTCGTCCAGGACGTGGCCTATCTGGCCAGCACGCAGGGTGTCCAGGAGGCGCTGCGGTTCCTCGGCGCGGTGCAGGAAATCGCCTCACTCATTCAGGCCGCCAACGCGACGATCGAATCTGTCCAGCCAGCCGCACTACCGAGCGTTCCGAGCGGTGCAACCGGAACGACGACCGCACCGAAGACCGGCGCGGTCGAATCGGCCGGCGGAAAGACCGACACGTCGACCGGTCTGGTTGGAGTGCCGAAGGCGATGGACGAACCGGCCAGTACGCCGAAGTGGAATCCCGACCCGGTCGGAAATGACGACACGATCACCCGTGCCGCGAAGGGGATCGAGTTGCCGAAGCTCGCGATCGGCGGTGTCGTCACACGCGAACTCGACGCCACGATCGCAGAGAGCGGAGCCGAGGCGGTCATCCCGCTCGAATCGCACGGTGCGGCGCTCGTCGCAGCGGCACTGGTGGATCGGATGCGACAGTCGCCGGAGTGGGCGCGCATCAGCGCTCTCGACGTCGGGCCGCTCACGATGCAGGCAATGGAAGCCGGCCAGATCGGCGACGACATTGACGTCACGATCAACGGCCCGGTGACGATCAACGCTCGCGACCGCGAAGACGCTGAACGGTCTCTCGCAGACATCGGTTGGGGCGTCCGCTCCGCCAAGCGCAGGAAGGGGATGCCATGAGTCTGGGGCGTCAGTGGATTGAGGGCTTTAGCCGGTTGGATGGCACCGACCTGTTGAGTTTCGCGCGACTCGAACACGAATGGTCGTCGTCGCAGGAACTGATTGTCCCGATCCGGTCGGTCGTGGGTGCGAGCTACGGCATCAACGTGCTGGGCGGTGGTCCAGCAATGAAGCGGCCAGGACAGGAGCGCGGGCGGTTTCTGTTGGGTGGTAGTGCGGTCGAAACGGTCGATCAGGAAGAGCAGTCACTGAAGCGTGCGCTGCGACAGTACGGTATTGGCCGGCTCTGGAAGGTCATGGGGCGCATCGGAGACGAGGATCCGGTGCGACGCTGGGCGCGAGCGCAAGCGGTCTCAATGCCGAGCATGAATCTCACAGTGACGGATCGGCAGTTCATTGGCGTTGTCGTTGATTTTGTGCGGCTGTCTGACTGGCATGCCGAAGACATCACGACGGCGAGCCTGGGGGTCGGAACGAACACGGCCACGCTGGAGGTCGTCAACACTGGCGACGCCAACGCTGGCGAGGTGATTGTCGAGGTCGAGTCGTTAGCCGTCGGCGGCTTTCAGAACATCGAGATTCGCAACGCGACGACGGCCGAATCCATTGCTGTCGCAATGACGGCCGGGGCAGGGGACATTCTCCGAATCGACCCACAGCGGGCCGCAATTGAGGTCTCTACGGACGGTGGGACAACGTGGGCGAGCGCCTTTGAGGGTGTGACTTTGGGGTCAACGCAGACTGGTTTACTGACCATTGTGCCGGGCAGCAATTTCCTCGAAATCTCGTCTGCGGGATCGCCAGATATGCAGGTGGATGTGCGGTTCTATGCCGCATACGAGTAGTGAAAGGGTCAGATCGTGCCCAAGAGCGGGTCACAGCTTGGATGCGAGATCACTGCCACGAGCCTTCCGGCTGTAATGGCGCTGATAGCACGTCCGGCACATGCCCTTCGCAAGGAACGGGATCGTCGATGTGCCGCACTCGACGCAAGCGTCATGATGTCGCGACCATCGACCTTGCCGGCCACTGTGAAGACTCTGATGAGTACTTGCGTCGAGAAGGATCAGGTTCTCAATCCGGTTGTCGGTCTTGTCGCCATTGACGTGATGGACGTGTTCGCGCGATTCCAACGGCCTTCCCAGATGATGTTCCATCACAATCCGATGTTCCAGCACCTGCCCTCGTCCGCGAATAGTTCGATAGACATACCCGTTGACGCCGATGTAATTGGCCGTGGCGCTCCCTGCATCAGCGCAGGGGCGCGAGCAGAATCGACGCCCGCGCTCGGCAACCGACGCCGGCACAGTGAATTCCTCACCGCATTGATCACAAACCAGCGTCACAGCATTGCGGCGACGTCCACGAGTCATTTCCCCGACCGCTTTTGCGCGGCACTTCGCGGAACAGTATCGAGCCTTGCCCTGCCGAATATGCGCAGGCCACGCGAGAAACGCGCTACCGCATCGTTCACAGACTCGTTCAACACGCGCTCCGTTGGCTGTCATGGCATTGCCTCCTAGTGATGCCTAAGTATTGTACGTGAGAGGACAATCCCTTGCCCAAGAGTACTTGGCTCTGCAATAAAATACTTGACCATAATACCGGTCGGGCTGCTTTCGCTATGCCAACGGCGGTGTACGCCGCGCTGTGCAAGGTCGCACCGTCGAAGGGGTCGACAGGATCGACCATACAGGAGGTCGCGTACACGGGCTATGCGCGCGTGCAGGTCCCGGCCGCGAGCCTCAACGCCGCGTCCGGCGGCGCGATGACGAACTCGGCTGACATCGAATGGCCGGAGGTGTTGGGCGGCTCAGACACGGCCGTCGCAGTCGCGCTCGTCAATGCGCCGTCTGGCGGCGACATGCTCTATTACGACGCGGACGTCGGATCCGTGGCGGTGAGTACCTCCCAGACACCGCCGGTTATTCGGGCTGGCGCACTGACCCTCACCGAGGACTAGTAGCACGCAGGAGCGGGGCGCTGGTTCTCCGCTACTGACACGATAAGGCCGGTAGGCAGGACAACGTGGCCCAGATTGTCGTTTCCATTGGAGCGAGCGCTGACGATGGATACTGGCGTCCGTCGTCGACGTTCAATAACAACAACACAACCCGTGTGTACATCGGGGGCGCGAGCAACAGCGGCTTCTGGCGTTTCACTGGCCTGTCTGCACTCCACGGCGTCACGATCACCAGTGCGAAACTCACGTTCGTCGCATCGGGCGACAGCTCGGACACGAGCGGTACCTATACAATCCGTGCGCGTGCCGTTGATAACGGGGCGGCACCTACCAGTTACAACAGCGTTGTCGTTGCCGCTCGTATAGCCGAGACGGTGACATGGAACCAGTCCGGCACGTGGTCCGAGGGCGCGACGTACAATACCCCTGATCTGACGGCGCTATTTCAGTCGCTCTCGGATTCAGGGTATCTCGCGTCTGGCGTTGCAACCATTTACGTGCAGGTCGCGAGCTCCGGGCAGGCTCAGCGTGAGATCGCGCCATACGGCCATAGCACCTATGCGCCAGCGAAGCTCACGATTGACTACACGCCCAACACAAACCCGACGTTCACTGTCCAGCCCAGCGTCAACCACGGCTCCGGCTACTCGCACATCGGCCCGAACAACGCCAACGCGACGGTCTCATTTACGACCACCGACGCCGAGCAATCAACGCTCAACTACACGGTCAAAAAGGGCGCGGCAACGGTCAAGTCGGGCAGCGTCCAGACGGGCGCGCGCTCGATCACGATTGCCTACAACGACGCGAACCTGACCGACGGTGCCAACAGCCTCGTGCTGGAAGTGGACGACGGCGAGGGCGGCAGCGCCACGTCGAATGCGTTCACGGTCTACCGCGACACAACCGCGCCCACGAACGCGACCAGTATCAGCCACTCGCCAAACCCAGTTCCGACATCGAAGCAGTACGCGCTGACGTTCACTGCCAACGACGCCACATCAACCGGCGCGAGCCAGATGCGGTACGAAATCTGGACCGGGGCGGGTGGAACCGGCACGAAACTGATCGGGCCGATCAGCTGCACCAGCGGCACGCCTATATCGACGTCCCTGCTGACCGATAGCGGACTCGTCAACGGCAACAACACACGCTACATCCGCACGCGCGACGGCGCGGGCAACTGGTCCGACTCAGCCGCAACGATCACCGCGCTGCTCAAGGTGCCGCAGGAGATCACGGCAGCGATTGCGGGTGCGGCCACAATGCAAGCGGCCGTCACGGTCTCGCAGTCGATCCAGGCCGAGATGGCCGGAGCCGGCGCGCTCGATGCCCAGGTGATGGCAGCCGCGCTCATCTCAGCCAATATCGAAGGCTGGGCAATGGTCGAAGCGCGACCGTCCGCACCAGCTGGCATCACCGCGCACCTCTACGGCAGTGGGTGGATGAGTGTTCGCCTGCTCCCGGCCGCGTACATCGACGCTCAGATGCTCGGCTGGGCAACCGTCAACGCGCTCTTGCAGGTGCGCCGCCTGATCGACGTTGAGATCGCGGGCAGATCAACCTTCCACTCCGGCCTGACTGTTCCGGCAGGCTTCACATCCCACATGGCCGGTTCGTCCAGCGTGGATGCCAGGCTGGCTGTCATTCCATATATCGAAGCAACGATGGCCGGATCCGCTACCGTCGAGGCGACGGTCTCATTCCGCGCTGACATTACGGCGCACATGGCCGGACGCGGGGCCATGCAAGCAGCGTTGATGGAGTACGCCACCGTCGATGGGACTGGTCTGCGCGCTGACCTGTTCGGCATCGACGGTCAGCCGCTCGCGTCTGGGCCGCTGCTGACGATTCTGGGCGGCAAGTATGATGCCGGCCTTGATGAGGTTGGCCAGTTCGAGCTGAGCGTTCCGGTCGCAGACCCGGCCGTCGCTGGCGTGCGCGATGGCGTGCGACTCCG